AATTGATAGCCTTTTGCCGGGACGCTTGGTGTCATCCCCTTGAATGTGAAAAAGCGCATCACCCTTGATTAAACCATATCGAACAAAGTTATTGAACTTGCTCTTAAAGCGCTCTCGCTTGAACAAATTCTCGAGCGACAAACCAACCTCTATAGCATTATCGCTAGGCTGCGTATTCGGGTCTGGAATTACCTGATAGTTCTTTGCAAGAAAACGCTTTACTGCCTCAACATTTTTCTTAGCGCTGGGCAAATAAATTTCGATTGAATCATCATCATCCTCTTCGCCACGAACGCTAATGCGAATGTGTTCTGGACGATTGTGGTACATGTCCTCATAAAGCTCATAGGACATGAGTCGTTTGCGATCATCGTCACTACTAAGATTGCTAATTAGCTGTGTAAATTCGGCATCATCAATGACGTGCATCGCGCTATCATACTGCTTAGAGTCGACAGGCATTATTCATCACCATCAATTTCAGCAGGCATAGGTATCATCCCATTACGTTGCAGAAGATCAATTTTAGTTGCTTCGAGCATGCCAAGACCTGTAATGACAGGAATAGCTGTTTTATCTACATTATTCACATATTTAGTAGACCAGAATTCTTGCCCATCCACATCAATGCCGTGACGAATTTCAATGGAATAGCTTACAATACAATTATCCATCTCTTCTTCAGTCACCGCCATGCCTTCCAGTCAACATAGCCACTCTTGGTCAATCGCATTGCCTTTTCTGGCTTAGCTCTGCCCAGTATGCGAGGCCCAGATTTACGTCCTGTACCAATTTTTGCCTTACTAACTCGCGTTCCCGTGTCGGCAAGGCTGCCATCGCCGAAGTATCCAACCATAAAACGCCCAAGAGCTTCCGGTCCATGGTCGTCACGCTTAAGTGGTAGCTCAAATCGTTCCCGACTTGTTTCTGCGTCCTCTTTACGTTCAGGGTAGCGGTAAGCCAACATATCGCTACGAGTTCTTGGGCACCCGCGCCTATCGAACATAAGCTGCGGACGCCATGCGTCAGCGTTGTTTTCCCCAAGTCCAGTTCCATGCTTGTCGATACGACCTTTTCTCAAAGCTTGGCGGATCAGGTTGATACGAGTGTTGAGTTCTCCACCAGTCCTGCTGACTGGAGATATGTGCAACTCATCTTGCAAAGTTCGAGTGCTCGCCGGGTCTGCGGGATCGGGAAAGAAAAACCGCAGTGAAGGTGGGTTTAGACCACGCCGTTTAATTTCTTGGGCAAAGTTGTCAGCCGTCAGACCCTCTTCATACACCTCAGCGAGCACGTTTATTTCCTGCCATGGACCAACCTGAATTAGCAACCATACATTCGGGTTTGTAAATCCATAGTCAGCCGCTGCATAAGTTTCCCAGTCAGGATTAAAGCGAAGATCGCCAACGTGGTAATCTTCATCAAAGTCTTTAAATACCTGACCGACAAACTCGGTGAAGTCCGCAGCAATTTCTTGGTTGAACAAGTCGAGCGGAAGCTCTTCAAGTAGCTGAACAAGCTCGGAGTTAATCTGAAGATTCTCACGCTCAACCACCTCAAATGCGCTAATGCTAGGGCTGGTCTCGATGATGCTAATAAGCCTCTTCATGTCATAGTCTTTAGTGTACTCATCATCAGGAATAATAGTGCCCATAGGCAAGCGACCGGCCGCAATCTCTACGCCAGTCTCTGTATACACAAATGGGTTGTGCCAGGATGGTACCCGCCAGGAGGCCCAGTCTGGGTTGTATTCGTCTTGGCCCAAATTGAACTTCTCGTAGAAGTGGTTATGCCCTAGAGGGGTAGAAGTGTGAAGACTCCAACCCTTGTAGTCGTTAAGCATTGGCCGGATAAAGCGGTGCCAGATACTGGGCTTGGCCTTAGCTGCCTCTGCCATAATGACTCCGCATAGCGCCTCTCCCACCAGGTGGTCAGGGTACTTTGCGGACTGGGCGTGAACCTGGAACGCGCCATTCCACAAACTGATGTGCATATTCCCGCCAACTGCGTCATAATAGCTCCCTGGCTTGTCGAGGGGCAATTCCAGTTGGCGGCACAAGTGCCAGATTACACGAAACTCTTTTTCTGCGGTGGTGTACTCATCGCTTACAATCCAAAATATACGACTTTTACCCTTGCGAAGCCATTCTTCAGCAACCGACTTGGTATAAATCGCCTCGGGAAGCAAAATGTGTCCACCAAGATCACTTTTCCCGGTTCTACGACCTGCACACCACACCTTGTGTCGCGCCGGGCTTTCAAGCAGAGCCTCTTGAGCCGGGTGTGGATCCCAATTGACCAATGGGTGTTCATAGATCGCCCATGGATTGAGTAAGGCCGGCACTGTACACTACCCTGCGTATCCGCCGCGCTTGAATGCGTTGTTGACCTGCGCATTTTGGCGATTAGCAACAGCTTGTGTATAGCCGCTGCGATGTCCTGCCTCTGGCGTGGTGTGACCAACCGTGTCGATTTCCACCGGCCATTGTGAAGGCTGGTTCGCCGGGTAGTCCATCTTGAAAAGCTCGGGCGCTGGTCGACTCTTGCGTGTGGAGCTACCGCGAACTTTAGCCTTGCCAGCATTGCGCTGCGGGAAAATGCTACCCCAAGGGTTGAGTACCTTCTTGGTAGTCATCTTTGCGCCAATGGCACGCTTGTTCTTGCTGCCAGTCTGTCGCTTATTCATCTATCTCACCCCGTGCATTCTTGCAGATGCTTGGTTAGCCTTGTCGTACTTTGGCCTTTCAACACGTTCTTTAGCCAATGTACCGCGCGCTGGCTTAAGTTTAGCGCCAAGCTTTGGCACTCCTGGCGTGTGCGTCCAACCCGCAGGCCCGTACATTACCTGCCGCCACCACGGTACTCTGGCCGACGCACGGTAATCTTGCGCGTCTTGGTAGCATGGTTGGTGCCAGGGTTCAGCTTGGGCGGGCGCCCAATACGACCACGAAAGCCACCCAGCGTCAGGTTGCCGCCGTTGCTACGAACGTTGTAGCGCAAGCCGTTATTCATAACGCCAGAGCCGATCTTACGAAATGCCGTAACTCCGCGCGAGAGCTTAGTACCGCCCTTACCCCCACCGAATGAGCTAGCCTTACCGCCCGATTGAGCTAGGCTGCGTCCCTTACGTGCCATGTCTCTAACCTACCTGTCGCTTTGCCTTGCGCTTAAGGGTTTTCTGCCCCTTAGAAACTCGTGTGGTAACGCCCTTGACGCTTTTCTTCAGGCCGCCCTTGCTGGTGTTCTTTATGCCGTAAAAGGCAGTGCCCGGGCCAAGCCCCTTTGGCTTTGACTTCTTCGTGCTGCTAGCCATCTTGCCGGCTTTGCCGCCTTTGCCGCCTTGACCCCAACGCGCCTTGGGCGCCTTAACCTTGCGCTTCAGTGCCATGCTAGCCCCTACTTGTAGTTGTCGTTGCCACGCGGCGCAAATGTACCGCGACCACCAGGCTGGTTCTTAGGCGTCAAAGGCCGGTGTTGCTCGTCAATAATGTGCTGACGAATAGCCATTTCCTCAGTATTGTCTACAACACGAGGAATAGGCCGCAAAGCCTTGCGTCGAAACGGTACACTCCACTTAGCCATCATCACTCCTAAAAGGCACGCCGTAGCGTATCTGAGGTGAACCCGGCCCGCCGCAGGACTGAGAGGTACCCATACAGGCCGGGTCACCCGTTGTTTGTGTATAGTCGCGGGACCGCCGAACCGCACAACCGTACACACCTTTAGTATACCCGATCAGCGAGTTTTTCGCTGGCGCCTTATGTTTCAAAACGCAAGGTGCCGCTGTCATCGACTTCTGCTCCGCTAATCTCATTCTTGATCGCATCAGCGCCCATAGCTCGTGCTATCTTTCGCGCCTTTTTCGCTGCATTGCGCGCATCACGCGCTTCCTTGCGTCTGCGAGCCAAATCGGCTGCGGCTCGAGCTTGCGCAGCATAGCTACGCTCTTCATCCGGCTTACGCCCATAAGTCATCTCATTGTCGTGAGTGCTAGCTATATCGGTTTGGACATATCCCCTTGGAACTCTTTCGCTGTAACCGGCATGCTGTTCAGGTACTCTTGCACCTTCTGGCAGTTGTTCGTCGGGGGCACCTGCGTGCTGTTTATTGTCCAACCGTGCCATTGTACTGGCACCTTCATACCCGTCTCGGGGTTTAGTCCAGTCGGTGTCGGCGCCATCTTGCCCATAATCAGCGCGTCCAGCTTGCCGTACATATTCCACATCGGCTTCGGCAACTTCACCATCTTGCGGTACACCTTGTGATGGCCCAGCGTCCTCGTCCACATCTTGTAGACGACATTTTTCACACCATTCGTCCTCGGGGACTTCACTATTGCATCCCGGGCAATTGCCCTCAACGTCAAATTCGACATCAATAATTCCTGCCTGTACCTGCTTGTGCTCTTCACGACTCATGCTAGCAATGCCCGCCACGCTGCCGAACAGCTCCTCCCACGGCGCAGCCTTGACATTAACATTGACAGTTTCTGGGGTCTTGCCCGCAGTACGCTCAAAAATGTACTTTGCAGCCTCCAGGCGGTCTCGTGGCTCTACAGTTTCATCCTCGGCAATGCCGACCATGACGTCGATCATGCTATCTAGGCGCTCGCGCAGTCGCTGCTTAAAGCGCAGCTCATGCTCGGCGACCATCTCATCGAACTTCTCAGCCGGAATGAGCTCAGTCTTGCCGTCAACCTTTGGGATCCGCCCAAATTGGTCTCTGCAGCGTCCGTGCCGCAATTCCTCGTCGTCAAGGTCCTTGACAGTCAGGTAGCCGCGATCAAAAGCCTCTTGGCGCGTGTACTTTTGCAGCGCCTCATCGCGCTCCTGTAGCCTACGCGCCTGCGCGCTTAAGCCATGGAATGGCCTAAGCCCTTGGCGGGTTGTTTTAGGCGCCATGAGCTACCGCCTCTTGGCCTTTGCACGCTTCTTGGCCCCCTTAGTCGCAGTGTGACCGCTTGCTTTCACAATCTGCAACTGGTTATAGCCCGGCAAACGGTTTTTGGCCATGCTCACAATTGGCCCGCCGACGCCTACTGGCAAAACCATCTTCTGCACACCCCAAGCCGTAGCACGACCATAAGTGGCAGTAACGCTAGTACCACGCTTGGCCCTTTTTCTGTGGTAGTTGGTCTTTTTTGCAGTGTTTTTGCCACGACGCGCCTGCGCACCGAGCATCCGCCACTTCTCAATTTGCGCTATGCGCTTAGCGCTAAGCTTGTGTGGCCGCACTGCACTCTGCTTAAATCCTGCCATTAGTCTGCCTTAGGTGTTGGTTGGGTTGGTATTACTCCGTCATTCACCTTGGTACCACCCCAAGTTGCGTACACATGCCCGTCCATCGGGCCGCCAATCTGCACCGCCATGTGCTCAACGTCATCGTCGTGCGGCTGTGTGACGCAGACATAGCCTGTAAGCGGGTGGATATTGCCACAGCGACCAAGTCGCTTAGCCATAAGGCTTAGGTTGTCGGCGGTAATGCGGCTAGTGGCCTGGATGTGGCGCCCTTGGTTCGTCGGCTGCGCCGTGCTAGCCGAGCCAATTGGCCTAAGCGGGTTGCCAAAGCTAGTCATCATAGCCTTTCATTGTAGTGTAGCCCATAAAGCCAAATACAAAGCCAATAACAATCCAAACAGGGCCTTTAATGGCTACATTCCAGTGCATGTCATTCTGCATGTAATCCATAAAAACTGCGCCACCGCATGCTATAACAAGTACGCCGGTGATCAGCTCGAAAAAGCCCAGCAGCTTACGCACTTTATGTACCATCAGTATGCTCGCTTTTTAGCGCCAATCACCTTAGTAGCACGCTTAGCAGGGGCTACACGTTTGCTGCCAATGGGCAGCATGCCCTGGTCGCTACCATGCCCAGGCGTAGGCGCTTTCGCAGTTGTAGGCTTTGGCTTAACGAAATGGCCAATGCCTTTTGTGGGCGCTTTAGTTGCCCGCTTTGCTGGGCTAACTCGTGCTGACGACTTTGCCAAACGCTTCGCGAGGGCCATTTATGTCTCCTACAGGGAATCGTGTTTTATCGGGCATATATTTCGACCAACTACCTGTGCGGTACCAGTTCCCGCCGGGCAGTCGTACCAACAGCCAGCTGCGCGGGCCAAGTCGTGGCAGCTTGAATTCGAGGTCATGCTTGCCATCTGGACCATCTTGGCTAGCCATGGCGTTTCTGCACCTTCTTGACCATGCTGCGGATGGCTTTACGCCTAGCTGCGCGGTTTGGCACTTTGCGCCATTTATCTGGCTCTGCAGCCGTTGTATTTGGCACTTGGCCGGCCAACTGGGCTTGACTTGCTGCAGCCATGTATTGCATGGCATGCTTAGTCTGGCTAGGTTGACCATTCATCACTTAGCCTTCATGTACGCGCGAGCGTAAAGGGGCTGGCGGTCATCGTCATCTTGCTTCGCTGGCAACTTGCCGCAGATGTAGCCACACCAGCATTTGCCTGTGGTTGCATGTTGCTTTGTATTAGCCATTATCGACCTCACAAAGTGTACATTGCTTGCTTACCACCTTATGCACTCGCATTACCACTCCCTCTCCATTCGCGGTCTAAATGGCCTGATTTTCTTTGCTTTGGGCGGTTTCTTGCGCTCGCGTACGAGCGGGGGCTGAGCGCCGTAACGCTCTGTGTTGCCCAAAGCATAGTGCATCGGGTGCGGACCAGACTGGCCGAGGAATGCTGGCGTTGGGTAGCCGACAGGGTCATTAAGGTCTGTGCGCTTTGCAGCTGCTAGGTCCATGTGCTGTTGGCGACGGTCAGGGTCGGCGATTGGTATGCCTGACTTGTTGCCGCCTTCACTAAAGTCTATGTCCGCACGCGGGTAACGCCCGGCGCCCCAACCATACTCAGTGGTTTGGTCTGCCGTAGGCTTGAACGGATTTCTCGACATATATCTAGTATACGCCACCAAACGTGCCGGCGCTACGGATACGCCAGAATAATTAATTTGGCGTCTTGACCGCTTAATTTAGTTAGCTGGGCTAATTGTTGCTATAGGCTGTGCATGCACATCTTGGCATGGTGTGTGATATAAACAAGGGGTGGTGCGCTGACTGCGCAGCCATACACGGTGGCATTTGTACTTAGCTAAGCTAATAATTGTATACAACCATACACGGTGGGTAGGGGGTGCCCAACGCGGAAAAAACCGGGGCCCCCTTTTCGGGAGGCCCCCGGCTCGATTTTTCGGATTACTCCGCGCCGAGCTTCCGAAGCGCTTCGGCGAGTTCGGCCTTCTTCTTTTCGAACCGCCCGCGCTTCTTCGCCTCGGCCTCGGCTCGCTTCGAGGCGAGTTCGGCCTCGCGGGCGGCTTTCGCGTTTTCCTTCTCGGCGCGGTAACCGGGAGTCGCGCGGTAGGCGTCGATCCCGAGGCCGAGCGAGGGGTTAGCGAAAGTAAGTTCGACTATTTCCTCGAACGAGAGCGAGTCGACGTCGAAAATCCCGGCGACCGTTTCGCGGATAAAGTT